CAATACACATTCTGTGCTATGTGCTTCTTCTACAATTTTGTCCATTTGTGGATTTTCTAGTAAAAAATTATATAAATCTTCTGGGTGCTGTCTTGAACCTATAACAACAATAGCTGTATGTTCCTCTTTACGAGATGACAAAGTAGTTGTCCACCATTGTCTTGTTTGCTCTCTAGCACTAGGTTGTATTGTTGTGCCGTGATCCTCAATGTCATCTGCAATAATCAAGTCGCAATCTCTTGACAAAATCTTACCACCTTTACCTACAGCTACCATAGTTGGTGATTTTATACCTGTTACAGTTCTGTTGGCTATAGTAAACTGACCTGATGTCCAAGATTTACCACTTCTGTTCTTTGGTTTAAATGTTTCTCCTGGACCACAAAAATCCTCTATAAGTTTTTCATTATGTTCTAAATGATCTACTACAGCACCTACAGCATTCTTTGCTATCTCCTCATTACCACCTACCCACATAATTCTTACATTAGGATTCTTACAAATCTGCCATACTGCAAAGTGTGTAAGCAAGTCTGTTTTGCCGTGTCTTGGAGGACTAAGTATCATTTGTTCTCCACCTTCTTCTATAGCTTTTAAAATACTTTCAATCCATCTTTTGTGAAAATCTGCTGTTTCGTATTGTTCACCTGTTTCTGTTTGAAAGTATCTGTTTCTAAAATCCTCAAACTTGTCTAATGCTTTAATGGCTTCTTCTGGAGTAGTCCAATCTTTCTTTTTTTCTAAATTGTCTTTGTCTAATAAATATGCCTCGTGCATTTTTGTAATTAAAGACTTATCAACACCTAGCAATTCGGCAACTACTTGTTTTTGTATTAGCCCTTCTTGTACTTCTGGTGCAAAATTCTCTACATAATCTTGGTAATACTCACCACGAGTAGCTGTCATTTGTGAAGTAAATACTTTTTGTTTTTTAGCTTTACTTCTTTTGTGTTGTGCTTTACGACTGCATTGAACATTACAGTATCTTTTGTTGTTATGTTTTGCTGTAAATTTTTTTTCACAGCCAGGATTAGCACAGGTTTTTCTTTCAGCCATTATTTTCTTTTTTTCTTTTTATCAGCCATTCTTGATTTTTGTACTTTTTTAATATTTACTTTTTTACCTGCTTTATATTTTTTTGCTGTTCTTTTTATTTCTGCTGCTCTTTTTCTTGCAGCAGCATCAGACAACCCTGCTAAGTATTTAGCAGGTACACCGAAACGATAAGGTTGTTTTCTTTTACTCATTTCCTTAAATCTGTATCGTGTTTTTTAGAACCTCTGATAAAAGAATTTACTCTACCCATAGCCCAAGCACCCATACTTACGCCAGGTCTTGATCCTGAACTCATATAAGCAGCTTGTCCTCTACGATATACTTTTGCTAATGTGCCATAAGAGATACCACTAGATTTTGCTTTTTTTTGTAATGCTGTTTTTGCACTTGCTGGAATAGCCATTATTTCTTTATCTTCTTTATCTTGCCGTTTTTAGTTCTTGCAAACTTGTGCGTTTTAGTTTCTCTAATTAAAGTTCCATAATATCTTTTGCCACCAAACATCCAACTAACTTGTGCCATTATTTACCAACTGCTTTCTGCGCTCTTTTGTGTGCTTGTGTAAATGTTGCACCTCTTTTCATACTATTACGCATATATTCCATATGGCGTTTTGTATGATGCTGTGAATGTTTCTTCATAGTCTGTTGTTGTCTTTTAGTAAGACCAGACATATCTACTCCTTTAATTTTCATTTGCCGTTATTCTTTTTTCTTAAAGCTGCAAAATCAGCAGCAGTAATTTTATTTCTAGGTGGTGCTACTCTTGCAATTTTCATCTGCTTTTTTGAGTAACCTTTTTTACCTTTTGGCATAACTCTCCTTTACCATTCTCTACAAGACCAGTATCTCGCAGTTGTCTTATCTTTAGCTGTACTACATTTGTGTCTAGCTCGGAATGAAGCTCTTGCTTTAGGATTGTTTTTTCTAATAGGCATATTTGGATCTCCAAACATAATTTTTTTGACTTTGCCATTATCCATAACAAATACCTTTTTTGATTTACGACCATAGCCAGGTTCACCCTTTCTAATAGCCGTAGGGTTGTTTAGCTTAACCTTCATTCCTTGATATGTAGCCATTACTATCTTTTTTTCATTTTGCCTTTTTTAGACATTTTCTTTTTCTTTTTGCCTCCGTGATATGGCATTGTTTCTCCTAACTATACTATATTTTATGAGCGATTATATAAAAGGAAATAAATATCCTAATAACAAACCCTCTACTTCATATAGTAGTGGAAGAATTTGTTTGCAGGAAAACTGTAATACTGTTATTTCAAAATATAACAAGTACAGATACTGTAATGCTCATAAGTCAAAAACTTATCCTAGAATTAAAGGCAGAAAAAAACCAAAAGGATTACAAAAACCAAAAGCTTAAAAAAAATTTTTTTAAGGTTCAATCATAATGCACTCACCAGGACATTCCTCAGCAGATTCTATGACTGCTTCTTCTTGTCCACTAGGCACAGTAGCTAAACCATCTGCACCTCCAACGTTTCCGTGTTCTTCTGAAAATATTTTCTTACCTTCTTTAACATAAAAAAGACCATCATCTAAACCTACAAAAACATCAGGTGCTATTTCTTCACATAATCCATCACCTGTACATAAATCTTGATCAATCCATACTTTCAATTAATACTCTATCCAAATCCTAGAGCTGCGTTCTATTTTGTGTTGATAACACATATCTTTTATACTATTTTGTTTTGTCCACCATAATTTATCTAATATAACAACTGCTTCTTCTTCGCTATCTGCTTCTATAACATACTCTGTTGTTGTTGTGTCTTTAAATTTATATTTCATTTAGCCCCATACCCTAGACTAGCTAGGGTTTATTGGTTAATCAAACAGGGAAGTTGATACTCATAAAAAATGAGTAATATTATTATATCTTATTATATCTATATAGTCAATAAACAAAACCCTGCCGAAGCAGGGCTTGTTTCGTACAGTATGTCCACTAACTGTATTGTTTTGTATATTAATAATTATGTGATAGTATGACAACAACAAACAGGATATTTCTCCAGCTTTTAGAAAGAAATGTCGGATCAAACTTCAACATAAGTGGACTAGCTGGACCATAGTAACTAGGGTAATAGCCTATTACTTCATAATATTAAATAAGTCATAAACAGATTTGTTATCGGTTGGGAGGGATGACACAGGGTGAGAAGTAATCTTTTGTATTTTTTTTTATAGTATTCTTTTCTTATTGAAGAAATGTAAAGAGTGTAAGAATACACTTAAACAGGTAGAAGGATCTAGTAGATACTACTGTGATAGTAGTCCTACTATATGTAGTATGTCTTTAAAAATACACTATATATAGTATGTAATTTGTATAGTTTCCATAGATTAATTAAGTGCTTACGTATACGATACTGACTGCCTAGATTAACATATGCAAACGCAACATAATATGTCTTATAGGACATTTTCTAGGTGTTATGTGTGTGCAATATGCCCATAAAATAAGGTTTTATAAGGTTGCAAGATCATATATACGTAAATTATCCCCATATAAAATTTTATGACATATAGGGGGTATCTTTTAAGCTGTTATGAAACGACATTAA